GATTCCATTAACTTGATTAGAGCCAAGAGAAGCAAGCACGCTTTGTTCAATGGTCGCTTTGAGAAGTGGCTTAGAGAAGCAAGCGTTGAGGAGTGGAGAAACTAAGAGGCGACACGCCGAAAGTCAGGAAGGCTTGACTTATGTCAGGAAGGTCTGTATTATTATCTTATTGGCAAATTGTCAATGAGGTCAAAGGGGGATTACATGAAGACGAAAGCAAAATACATTAGACGCAGAGTTGCGGTAGCACTTGTTGTTGTTGGTCTTTTTGCTTGGGGGCTTGACGCTACAACACCCAAGATGTGTAAAGTGCCAACAGAGCAGATGAACCAATTCTGCCTAGACCTGTTGTATCCATAAGGGGGAATAAAATGTCGGGCTGGAGAACTAAAAAAAGAAATACTTTAGAAAAAAATAAAGAATCTCTCCTAAAAGAGAGAACCTCAATACCAACTAATCGTGCGGAGTTCTTGCTCAAGTTCGCGTTTATGAGTGATGAACAGTTTTGGAAGTGGTCTGAACTAGAGACAACTGCTGAAAGAAAAGCATTTATGGAAGCAATACCAATGCCACCAATGAAAACAAATGAGATGTTTATCAAACTGGAAAAACAGGAAGGTAGGAAAAAGTAAAAAATGCTACTGGACACAGGAACACTTATTGCAATTACGATTGCGCTTGCTGGCTCATGCTTTGTTATGGTGGTCAGCATCAGGGCGCAGGGTAAGTTACTACAAGAAAACAACAGGCTCCGTAAAGAACTTACGGAACTTCATTACAACAAAGTGAAAGAGGGAATCTAATGGAAGAAACCGAGATACTGCTTGATTGTGACATTGCTTGTAGGTTTGAGTGGATTGAACTGTCTAGCAACTTTTTTGACATCTCCGTCTACACACCCGCCGCGCTCGCGGTTTTGTTTGGAGTTTTAATTTACAGGGTTGTTAAGAGGAAACAAGGTTCTGAACTTAATGGCAAAAAGTAAAAAACTGGAAGGTCAGGCTGTAGAACTTTATAATTCTGGTCTGGCTATAGATAGCGTTGCGGTTGAATTAGGAGTTTGTTATAGAACTGCTAGGAAGGCTATCCGTAATGGCGGAGCGCAACTAAGAGATCCTTCTTCTCGCCTGAGGGGCAGGACTAAACCTAAGAAGAAGGGCAACAAATGAATAACTTAAACATTGTCTGGACTGCTGTAGGAACGCTGGTACTGGGTCTTGCGACCCTAGTGTCGGCTTGGCAGGGAGAGATGACTTACACGGTGGCGTTTGGTCTGACATCGATTGCTACGGCTACTTTGGCTAGTAGAGAGAAGTAAGCCGAAAAGATAGGTTTGGCAGAAGCCCCCTAGAACTTGGTTTGGGATAGGGGGTTTTTTGCTGTCTCGGCGTGTCTTTGACTATTTGTCATAAAGGTGATACTATTTGACTTAAAGGGGGGTATTTAGATGAAAACCACGAAAAAACAAATCATTTATATTTCTTGCTGGAAATGCGGTAAAACTATGGCTGTAGAGGAGAATCACTACACAAATGGGCTTATTTGCGAGAGTTGCTAAGGCAAAACTCCACTTTCCTGCACTATTTGTGGTAACCTGATACCTGTGAACGACCAAATGACTCATGACCTAAGGACGCATTAGAAAGGTAGTTGTAGTACCTATCTCCCCAGAGCGGGTGATACGGGTTGGCTAATTAAGCAACCTTGTCTCTGTCCCCTAACAAAGGAAAATCTATGCACAAACTAAACAACAGAGTTGTCGAAAAAATAGCAAGCGTTTTACTTGCGGTGGTATTCGTATCAGTATTCTCTACACATATCCAAGCATCAAACGCACAACAAACAATGCAGGGTAAAGATGCCCTGAAGAACCAGATAGATAAAGAAATAGAAGCGCATAAAGTAAAAATTAGAAACCTAGAGTTGAAGAAGTTCTCTGAGCAGACGACTCCCTTCACCGATGAAGAGTTAGCCAAGATGCTAAGCACCGTTGGGTTTGAAGGTAGAGCACTCAAAGTAGCGTGGGCAGTTGTGAAGAAAGAATCAAATGGACGCCCTCTAGCCTTTAATGGCAATGTTAAAACAGGAGATAATTCATACGGCATCTTCCAAATCAACATGATTGGGGGGCTAGGCGTAGCACGGCGTGATAAGTACGAACTTAACTCCAACAAAGACTTGTTCGACCCAGTTGTCAATGCCCAGATTGCCTATCACATGAGCAATGAAGGTAGTAATTGGACATCATGGGGGGTAGGTAAGTTCCCTTATAATGGTAATACCGTGCAAAGCAATTTTAATCTATGGATTACAAAGTTCCCAGAAGGGGGATTTTAATGAACGATGAACTAAACCAAGAAGAACCGACTAGGTGGGAAATGCCGTCTGAGCCTGAAGCCCCTGCGGTTGTTGAAGTTGTTGATACTCCAGCAGAACCAGAGCTAGAACCAGAGCTCGAGCAAGTTGCTGAAGTTGTTGATACTCCAGCAGAACCTGCAGCTGTAGCTGAAGCTCCTGCAGCTGAAGAAGCAAAAAGTAAAAAATCAGATGCGGCAGAAGCTGCAGCTTACCAAGATGGAGAAGTTGTTGTGTTGTCTAAGCTAGTTCTTAGCAGCAATGAACGAAACTCCAGGTCAGTTGCTTTAGTTCAAGAGCGGCTAGTTGCTAAAGGGTATGTAGATGCCGACATGGATAAACGAGGTTGGTACAAAGAAAACACCCATAAGGCGTTGTTAGAGTTCTGCGGTGATGAAGGTATTAACGAGCTTACAGTAAAGAAGTTGTTTGCGGACACAAAGGTTTCAATAGCCTATTAAAACAAGAAAGCCCCCCTTGCGGGGGGCTAGTTCTTGCGGTTAATTAGGTAAGAGTTAGCCTCTAGTAAATACTCCACTAATTTTACGAGGCTTTAATTCTGTTGCCCGACATTTACCGTGACCTTCTTCTAGCATCTCTTTTAAGACTTCTAGTTTTATTGTGTGATATCTGCTTCTACCCTTGTCGTTCTCCGTCACCAGAAAGTTTGTGTGATACTCAATCCTGTCAAGTATCTTTTCTTGCCTAGAAAGATTTCCAAATCTGTCGTATTCGTCTTTAGCAGGTCTTGTTAGTTGTATTTCTATTTCCAACCTTCGCAATATGTGCTCTCTTTCGCTCATATTTCTTCCCCCTTTTTAAGCACCCCTTGTGCTTATGAGATAAGACTACGCTAATACTTTAGGATTGTCAAGTATATAACTCTCAGCGTGTCTGTGATTTAGACAACACATTTATAAGAGGCTACTCATGAGTAACTTAGTCAGAGCCTCAGAGGGCATCAACTATCAACAACTACTTGACCCTCGACTAATCAGACACTAGCCAGCCAAGTAAGAGAGTCAGATAGTAACAATATAAGTAAGAAAGTAAACTTGAGCCACCTCGACTCAACTTTATTAAAAAACTTTCCGGAAACGATTTAGAAAATGTCCAAAACCATACAGAGCCTTCTCGCAGGCCAAAAGCAAATAATGGAAACCTTCATGTTTTCTTCCTTTTCGTCCAAGAATCAATCCCCTCTTCCTGTACGACATCTCAAAACGATGTAAAATACAAGAGTGAAGAACAAACCAAAACTACCCAAGGAAGAGATTAAGTTTCTGCTATCTCTTTCTCAAGAGGCATTTACTGCCCGCCTACGCTGCCTCTGGGAAGCAGGCTGGTCACTCGGGATTATCGCTGAGTCCTTTACTCCGCCTAAGCCAAAATCAACTATCCATTTCTGGGTTAAAAATGCTGCTCAGCAGGAGCAAATAAAGCCTATTCCAGAAACTCCAGCCAAGTCTCTAACCGTTCTGTCCCCCCTTTCTGATACTCCTAGGCTACGTTCTATATCCCTAGGTGTGCCCCCAGAGCTAAAACCTCGCTTAAAACACCTCTCAAGCCTTTCTAGACGCTATAGAGCAAAGAGCGCACCAAATAGCGAACTAGCCCTAGCAAACAGTGAACTAACCGAAATCGCAAAGAGTCTGCATAGTCGAGGGGTCTCAACGGCTGCTATCGCAGAGGCTGCTGGAGTTACTTACAGAGCAATGGCTAGAAGGATAAGTAATGGCTAAGACATATAAGAACTCCTCTGGGACATACCTAGAAAAAGACTTAGTTGTTGCCATATGGCTAAACCCCCAGAAGCAGGGCGCTAGACCAAATGCTCGACGTTTAGAAACAATTACTTCTAAGGAATCTCCTCACCCAATTGCCTTTCCTATAGAACTTCTTAAGAAAAATAAAACCTGGGCATCCTTTCCTATAGCACTGAAAAAAGAAGATATGGATGTATGGTTGACCCCCGAAGGTACTTCTAGAGAAAAACCTCTTCTAGTTCCTCTAACAATTGCTAAATCATTTCTAGGCTGGGAAGATTTTTACATACCTTCCGAGTACAAGGGGGTCGTGTGAACGTAGTGGCAGACGTATTTCCAGCAATGGTTGCTCTAGCCCTACCAGGCTCTCTAGAAGATATAAACGAACTTTTACCTAAGGGAGCATCTCCTGCAGGCACTAGGCACGTAGATAGATGTAGAGCAATCCTTTTAAATAATAAACTTTTAATTGCTGTAGATACTCCTACAGGGGCCAATGTGGTCTTTAATGAGACATATATTTCTCATAGCAAGATAGATAGGATTCACAGAGTAACCACTGAGTCGGGAAAACTTATTGCATTTAGTAAGGATGACAACTGCGGTTGTGGTTCCCGCTTGAGGTCTTGGAACCCCTATGGCTCAATCATTACCGTTGGAGGAGAAGAATAGATGGATAGTTTTTTTGAACTATCAGTCGCTGGTCTTGCGACCTATAGGCTAGCAAGGCTTATAGTAAAAGACGAGATTTTCTCTAGACCAAGAAATGCAATCTGGAAAAGGTTTCCTCCAGAGAGGTCAAAGTTTGGCTATCTCTTTACCTGTATGTGGTGCACATCGATATGGGTCGCATCACTACTTGAAATATCACGTATGATTATCCCTAATGTAATACATCCAGTAGAGGTTGTTTTAGCAATCTCTGCCATTGCTGGTTTGCTGGCTGCGTATGAGGAAAAATGATTAGTCCTCTACTCCGCCATAGAGACGAGGAGTTAAAAGGGTGAGTGTTTTTAAACACCAAGAGCCGATAGAGCCTACCCCTATTGTCGCGCCTCAGGCTGCACCAAAAAAGACTAGACAAAGAAAAAAGTCTACTACTCGTTCTACTCAAGTAATTAGAAACGCTAAGCCAAAAATTACAGGCCCTAGTTCAATATTCCTTTCCACTAACGCCCAATCAGTTTCCTACTCAACACCTAGAACTTTAACTGCTGCTGCAGTACAAATTAAAATTAATGATAAAGGCGAGTTCGAGCAATTCAAACAACGTCGCTCTGCTGGCTCTAGTGCATGGCAATCTGAAGCATGGGAATACTACGATGCTATTGGAGAAATCAAATACGCATTTAATCTAGTTGCCTCTGTAGTTTCTCGCATTCGTATCTACGCTGCTGCTGTTGATAATGCCGCAGAGGCTCCAGCACCAGTAGCACTATCTAACACTATTGACCCACGTTTAGCTGCAGCGGCTGAGCGGGCATTGGCTCGTTTAGATTCTGCATATGGCGGACAAGCAGGACTTCTTCGCGACGCTGCACTCAACATTTCAGTTGCTGGTGAATGTTACTTAGTTCAAATGCCAGAACGTGTCGGTTCAGGAATTCCAGAGTCTTGGGATATTAAATCTGTAGATGAGATAATGACTGACACTCGTGGTGGATTTAATGTTGTTGGTCGTAGAGAACAAAGCATTGGTGGATCTATGGCATCCAACAACAAGCTTTCTAAGAATGCATTCGTAGGTCGTATCTGGCGCTCACACCCTCGTTACTCAGATGAAGCAGATTCATCACTTCGTGGTTTGCTAGACCTTTGCGCCGAACTACTTCTACTCAACAGAACATTCCGTGCAACAGCACGCTCTCGCCTCAACGCTGGCGCACTTTATTTACCAGATGGTTTGGCAGTTGCAGCAGGTGGCGACCCAGATTATCCATATGACACAGATACCGAAGCCAACCCAGGCTTTACTGCAGAAGAAGCAGAAGATGAGTTTGAAGAGCAACTTATCGATGCTATGACAACTCCGATTCGTGACGAAGAGTCTGCATCCGCTGTTGTTCCTCTTATCATCCGTGGTCCTGCAGAACTTGGCGACAAGATTAAGCAGTTTAAGTTCGAGCGCTCATTTGACCCAGCACTTGCTTCTCGTGCTGACAGAGTACTAGAAAGAATTCTACAAGGACTAG